CTAAAGCTGAGGTGCCAATATATTCTTGACTAGTCTTGATAAGATACTCATGAGAATTGGTTTCTCCAAATTTAGGTATATCAAAAAATAATTGATTATAAAAATCAAAAAATTGATCTACTGATGGAAGAGTTGACTCTGTAACAGCAGTGGCGGGTTGAACAAGTTGAGTAAATGAAGTATCAATTACCTTCTGGTATTGATTCTTATCATATACTTGTTTAGTTAATTTTATTTGCTCTGCCATTACCCATTAATAACCTTAAAGTTATAATTGCTATCTATTACTTGTGTAGTTCCTCCTATAGTAGTTTGGATTAAAATAGTGTAATATCTCTCAGGTTGTAAACCATTCATATAAACTGTAAATAAACTAGAAGTAGTATCAGCACTAATTTGAGTATAAGTTGTATCAAAATCTATAACATACTCATTTGTATCTAAGTCCTTAATAGCCCAATAAGAGGCTGTAGGTAAGTAGTAATTTGTAGTATAGATAGAAGCAGTTTGGAAAATGATTGGTGGGTATTGAGGGCGACAGTCTACTCTAAATTCTTGAACACTTTGACTATAGAAAAATCCATTGTTATTGGCTATAGAAAGATATGCTTGAGGAGTACTAAGTACTGGGATAGTAGATGAAGTATTGTAAGTATAATCTACCCATTTAAAATCTATACATGGAGGATAAATTGTATGGGTATCCATTGAGTAGTACTGTAGGACAGGCTGAATGTTTAGATTTTGATTAAATTCTACATAATAATTACCAACGGTATCTTCATATGATTGAAGACCTTCCCACTTAACTAAAAATCCTTCATTCACTATATTAGTATAACTTCCTGTTAGACCTTGTGAACTAGTATACCAAGCCTCAATTGTATCTGAAACTCGTACTTTTAAATCTTTATCGGAGTGATATGTAAATGTTTGTGTTTGAGATATGTCTAATCCTGGTAAATCTGAACCTGTATACCAAGTCCCACCCCCAGCATTGCTTGAAGAGTAAGATGCAGTTACAAATTCATTAAAACTTCCAGTATCCCATTTTTTACCATCACCTACAGTTTGATAAGCCCAACTTACCCCATTTGTTACTAAAGGTTGATCTAAATACTTACCAGTACCCATACCCCAAGCTCCTGAAATTGGATAAACGTAAAGGCGAGAGTCTAAATTGATTCCTTGAGCTGTGGCTATAAAACATCTTAAATCAGCATCCCACGGAGCCCCATTAGCTAAACTATCAATAGCATTATTAAGTTGTTCTTGGTCAAACTTAATTAAGTATCTAGCTACTTGGGCATTACTACTAATAGCAATATTAAGATTAGAAATATCTAAGATTTCATCAATACCAGTATTCATCGTTGGGAACAACGAATACATTGTAGCGTCTTTTTCTGGGAAAATTTTATATACTGCCATTGTCTTATAAGTTTACTACTCTACCCTGGATATCAGTGTTAGGATATTTTACTTCAAAAATCATAGGATCAAGTGAAGGATATATAACACCATTTATAGTAGCTCCGGTTATATCATAAGCATAAGCTGAGTAACCTAGGGCTGTTCCTACTTTATTGGAAAATGATAAATTTTTAACAGTTTGTACTCCTTCTACATTATCTAATACCACAAAAATATCTCTTAAAATAATAGGTTCATTAATCTGCCAGTTTTTAATTGCAAAGAAATCTTGTAAAGCTAAAATACATTTAGTTAATACTTCGTTTGAATTAAAGTTTGGAAGTACTATAATGTCAAAATTAACTCCAATATTAACTATAAAAGCATCTTTAATATTAATTGAATCATTTACCATTCTATATTGTGAAAGGTAAGTAGATAAATTTTGTTTAAGTGCTATAGAAGCATTAGTTAATTTATTATTAACGTCAAAAGATAAAATATATAAATCAAGTACAGAAGCTGCTGCTCCTGAAGCTACTGATTGAGCTTTAGTAGGTTCAATATAAGCTTTAGAAATAACACCATACCTTGCTGGTAAAGAAAGTGCTCTAACTAAATAATCGTCTTGAGTTACATTACGTAACTGGGTTGCAAAATTAGCTGAAGCGTTTTGACGAATTTCTTCAGTTGTATCACCATCTCCACCCCCATTAGCAGCTGCTGGGTTATTAACTGCTAAGGTTCCAAATATATAATTAGCAGTATTCTCAGCTAAATTAGTATTTAAAAACTGAGTGTTACCGCTAGATATTTGATTTATAGTGTTGGCAGGCACGTTTGCACCAACCCCACCACCTGTTAAATATCTTACTGTTAAAGTAGTATTTGACGGAGCTATACCATATGTTTTAGTAAATACGAAGTTAGAAGGGGCAAATGCTGTAGTGAGTTTATCTTTTTCAAAAGGTAATCCTAAACCCACATTATCAGGGTTTGGTAAAATTTCTTCATCAGTATCTGCTGAAGTACCTGCTCCAAATTGTAGTTGAAGAGTAGTATTATTTAAAAAACGAGATGTAAATCTTCTTTGTACTGATTTTAGTTGTAAAAGGTAAGGGGTGTCACCTTCATATTGTGACAAATTAGGATCGTTTACATTAGTATTCTTAATAGAGTCAAATACTGTATCTTGAGCTAAGTAGCCTACTTCATACCAAGTATTACCGTCACTATCTACTATATCTAAAATTCCTACAATGTTAGGAGATGAGATTTCAACAGTAGTAAATTGTTGAGGAGTGGTAAAAGTAAACGAAGTAGAGTTAATATTAGATGATATAGCTTTACGAGTCTTTTTTAATAAGTAAAAGTTTATAGTATTACCTGTGGTTTGATAGACTGTAATTTCTGTAGGATCACCCGAAGATGACACACTAAAATCAATTGGATCTTGAATCAAAAAAGACACACTCCCCGAAGCCGAAGATACTACAGTAGTATTCTCGGGGATGTATAAAGCATATGAAAAATCAGGAGATTGAGAACCTATGGATCCTGAAGCTGGGATTTGTTGATAAAAATCAACATTAACGGTAGCTACTTGAGTTACATTTGGTTTATAACCAAACATATAAGCCAACTCATATAAGTTGTTTGTTTGACGAGCATATTGTAGATATGTCTCTTGAATTTGATTATCTAAATAGAAAGACATAACGTCACCTACATAAGCAGCCATCTCTAAAAACATCATACCTGGTGATGATGGGGAAAAGTCATTATAAGTTGTAGGGAAATAAGTGCGAGCGTAGTTAATTAAACTCGCTCTTAACTCGGTAAAATCCTTATTTAAATATTGTATGTTACGTCTTACGGCCATTAGTTAAATGCTATTTGAATTTCGTCTGATATAGCAGTATCTATAACATTATAAGTTATAGACACAGTTATAGTATTATAATCTGGGTCTTGGAGAACTTCTAAGTTAGAAACACGTACATTAGGAAAAAATGTGTTTAGTTTGCTTTGTACATCCTCTTGTAAACTTTCTAGAGTATTTGAACTAATTTGTTCAAAAATAAAACTTCTTAAACCCCCACCAAATGTAGGATTAAGATATCTCTCCCCAGGTTCAGTTAAAAAAAAGTCTATTAAATTATTCTTAACAGCATCTTTTGTAGTATAAGTAGAATAAAAAACGCCTGGGGCATTAAAAGGAAGAGCAACCCCAACAGCCGTTCCTGGCTTAGTATCAATTGGAAATATCTTTTGTGCTCCGAATGCCATTATTTACCCCCTTTCATTAACCCCATAATCATATCTAGACCTACATTTCCAGCGGGTAAAGAAGAACCTTCACCTGAAGTATTCATGCCCGGGGCTACTTGTAAAGTTGTTTGATTCATAGCAGCTCCTCTAGCATCAGCTGAGTTAAATGAAAGAGTGTCTTGACCTCTTCTCATATCACCCATAATACTTTCCATCATAGCACGTTTTTCTGCTGGGGATTTAGTAGGGGTGGGTGATGTAGTTATTGTTCCATAATCAACTCCCCCAACAGAGGTTTTAATGGTTGGAGCTTTAGGAGCACGAACTGCTTCCAAAAGGATATCTTTTAGTTCCTCTTGGATAGCTTCTCTTACTGCTTCTTTGATAAATGATTTTAATTCACTTGGTTTCATCTGTTATAAATATTGAATTTAGTAAGCTTTTAAATTATCTCTGTCAATTATTAGCTTAAGTTCATCGATTAATGTTTGATTGTTTGTTG